GTTAGATAAAAAAACAAAAGCATTAGAAGATGATATAAATTCTTCCACACAAAAAAGTGAAGCATGTGTTAAAGCAATCGGGTCAGCAGAAGGAACGGGTAGACTCGTAGGCACTAGCATTGGTGCAGCAGCAGCACCTGCTCTTAGTGGTATACCATTCGTAGGATGGGTAGCAGCAGGATGGGTAGCAATGTTCGGTGGTAATCAAGGTGCTGAAATGGGTGGTAACATGGCAGAAGATTTGAATAAAAACTGCTAATATATAATAAAGCACATACTTAACTATGCCAGTTTATCAAGACTACGAAATTCGTATAAATTTGAACGAATTAATCGAGAAGAGAATACCATGTTGTGACCTTCTTCATCCAGATCATTGCCTAACAGAGAAACAAATAGCAGAGATTGCACATGATATACGTATGGACTTGAATCTTCATGATGTATTCAAACAAGTAGATCAACATATCATGAGATATGTCGAAGCAGCAAAAATTGATAATTCAACTCATTGGGTAGAACCACAACTTCCAGATTTAGATAGAGACTTGCAAGACGAAGAAGGAATATCATTTATGTAAGCATAAATACTTATATGAAACAACTAAACACTTTCGTCTTAGATACTACAATCTATATCTTAGACTTCCTCTACAGAGGTAGAGATTTCCAGAGGTTCTGGGTTCTTGAAGTGATTGCCAGAGCACCATACTTCTCATTTATTAGTGTACTACACTTCCGTGAGTCACTTGGATTACGAGGAGAGGAACATATATATTTGATGAAGGAACATTTCTATCAGGCACTCAATGAAACGGAACATTTGGAAGAGATGGAACTTAGAGAAGGAAATAAGTATTGGATCGATAGGTTCTTTGCCAAGCATCTTGTTCTACTTTATTTTTGGATCATGGTTGGCTACTATCTTATTGATCCTACTAACGCTTATGACATCAATATGAAGATAGAGAAGCATGCTTATGAAACATATACTAAATATTTTGCATATCATCCTCTTGACGAAAAGATCGCTGAGATTGCACAGGATGAATTAAATCATGCTAAAGAATTGCAACAGGCGATGACTCTTGTTTATGGAAATATCTGAGATTGAAGTTCGAGGATTGGCGATACCATCTGTGCCACACACATGGGTAAACTCCCCTCATGTGTCAATTCCAAAGGTGCCATCGATAACAGATACTATCTACATTGGTGTTCCTATCATAAATGTGCCGGGGTGTGTAGAGGTACATAAAGATGGTAAAAAGAATAGAGTTCTGAAGGATGATGATCCAGATGGGACTCAAGTTTTTTGTGATGCTGCGACTCCATCGTTCGATCCTATCGAATATACACCAGAGGATTTGATAATCATAGAGGAAGCACCACCTCCACCAGTAGCAAACACGGAGCAACCGACCCTTGAAACTCCTCCAATACCTGAGATACCAAAAACAACTGAAGATAAAGAGGTTATCACCACCGAAGAAGCACCTCCAACTTGGGTTGAAGAGTATCTACCTTCTCCCTCCGAGGTAAGTACAACAACTGCTATTGCCGTGATAGCAACTGGTGCTGCAGCAGCAACACCTTTACTATTAAGAGTCGTTAAACCTGTGGTCAAACAATTAACAAAAAAAGTTCAGAAGGTATTTGGTAAAGAACCTCCTAAACTATCGAAGAGTGAGATTGAAACTAATAATTATAGAGAAAAGAAGGGTCTTAGTCCTTTGAAGAAGAAGTCCCGATAGATATTTCTTTTAGAGAACTTGCATTTTTTGATACCATTTTTGGTATAGAATGTGAGTGATTTTTTATTGTGTTCACATTGTTTACTACAACATCAGCACATATACTAGCATAAGGTGACTTTGGATGAAAGGTGATTCCGGATTTCATAAGTTCTCCACAGTTCTTGAGTCGAGCAAGTTCAAAGTCTAACCTTTTATTTGCAGTCAATTGTGCACGATATTCATTGTGTAAGGTTGCTGCTTCTTTACATAACTCCTTTGCTTTTTTATCTAATGAAAAACTTATGGTTGCAGAAAATCCTAGGTTCATATTTTGATTTGATTTCTGTCCAGTTCTTACTGGTTTATAGAATAAAACCTCACCCGGATTGTCTGGTACCGAGTCATCATTAGCATCTAGATTGTTGTACACGGGATCTAACCAATAATCTTCGTAAGGATCCATCCATGATCCCGTTCTGGTGGCGTAGGGTGTAAGATTGGCGGTAGGAACTTGACAAGATATACCATCACCAAATGTGTTGGTCATATATGGACCTTGTAAAACTTGTATTGCCTGATTGGTCACTGATCCACTGGAGTTGGCGACTGGATTTGCAGTAGCAGAAACTCCTCCTATATCACCTGATGCATAGGACGGGGTTATAGTATAAGGTATTGTTATAGCACTAAGAGTTGCAATTATTGACTGAATATACTTGTTGTATCGGTTACGCTTTGGATTGTGGTGGTTCTTTGTATTACAGTATGAGTCGAAAGACCGGGGGCTTTGTATGTCTCCGTGAATTGAAACGCTGCTCCCGGAGTTGTTAGTGTCCAATTGGGTTTTTGTGAAGTGTTCAAGTCTGTCCATGTTGAAGTCACACCGTTATTTGTTATAGATTGGGTTCCAGTATCCGGCGTTATACCAGAACCATCATGTTGTACATTAACACCCGATACCGAGTATTGATACCCAGTGTTATAATCCATTGAATTAATGGTCTCAGTCACGGTGGAAGTCGTTTCCGTGTGTGAGGTCATTGATCCCTGAGTAAAATTAGGTACTACAGGGACTGCATTCAGGGCAGTCGGTGCAGTCGCAAGGGCAATTACACCCACAACTATCGCACGAAGAGGTCTCATATATTAACATACCTTAGTCTATTACTAATTCTGTTACGAATTGACCTGTGGTTACAGTACCACTTCCACCACCAACTGCTGTTATAGCATGTGCTGATGTTACAGTACCTGTACCAGTTCCACTACCTACGCCAGTAGATGTCTGATCGGAGTAAGCACTAACCGCACCTAAACTTGGAGCAGTAGTTTGTATCGCATCACCTTCAATAAATGATTGAGAGAATGAGAACGCTGTGCCTGCAGTGTGAGTTGCTGTAGCAATAGAACCTTGTCCTACTCCATCTGTCAGTGAACCAAGACCACCAACGTTTAAGTCGGGAGATCCACCAGCACCTACGTCTGTAGAAACACCTGAACCAGAGACACTATATGTTGATCCGATTCTTGAAACCTGTGTTGCTGCTGCGTTAGTTTGCAACTGTATACTGGACTGCATCTTGTGTGTGATGTCTGCAAATACAGGAGAACCAAATCCTGCTAATAATATAAGAGGTAAGTATTTCTTCATGAAATTACCGATTATTTGCTACCTCTATATATAATATTTACTGGTTAAGATTTTATTATGCTATCAGTTCATCAGCATTGGGACCCACTAAAAGTATGTGCTGTAGGGAGGTGTTATCCACCAGAATATTTTAATTATATACAAAACTCAAAAACTAGAGATGTATTTTATCGCATCGCTGAAGAAACTGAAGAGGACTTTCAAAAACTTATATCAGTTCTTGAAAAGTTTGATGTAAAAGTAATAAGAACAGATATCTCAGATAATCCAGATGATTATAAGGATACATCGGGGGTAATGAGATACCCACCCATGACACCTAGAGACTACACTGCCATGATTGGAAATAAGTTTTATATGCCCGGAAAAAAATTTGGAAAAAATATAGATGTTGAAAGGGAGCTTGGATCTATGCTCAAAATAAGTTCATTAAGAATGAATGATATATCTGATATAGGTAAAGATATATTAAGTTACGTGTATGATATTACTTTTCCCGGTAGACCTGTATCAGTAGCGACTCAAGCAATGATCTTAAAATCTTTGCAAAGAAAAAATATAAACATAATGGAGATAGTTGACACTGAAGATCTGAAGAATATTATAATTCAAGGACATACAAATACAATCATGAAAGCAGGAAGGTATGTGCACGATGATAAAACATATCCCTTCAAGACATTAGAAAAATTTTTGAAGGAAAATGGTACTGAGATAGTCTATGATCAATATATCAATTCTGCAACTACAACCAGAGTTGGTAAAGACTTATTCTTTAGTCTCAATAATATAGTTAATAAACTTAATGAAAATAACTTTTTAAATAAGTGGGAAAAATTATTTCCTAATTATAATGTTCATCCGGTATCAGTTCCCGGACATAGTGATGGACATTTCTGTCCTGTGAAACCCGGATTGATCATATCTCTTAAAAATCCTGATTATTATAAAGATACTTTTCCGGGATGGGAAGTCGTAAGACTCGAAGGTGAAAGTTGGGATAAAGTACAACCATTTCTTGACAAGAAGGAAAAAACAAGAGGAAGATACTGGGTGCCGAATGCAGGTGATGATTTCTATGATTATGTCAACGAGTGGATGGATGATTGGGTTGGATACGTAGAGGAGACAGTCTTTGATGTTAACATGCTTGTAATTAATGAAAGTAATGTGATTGTCAATAATTATAATAAAAAAGCATTTGATGCTTTTGAAAGGCACGGAATTACACCTCACATCATTAACTTCAGACACAGATACTTCTGGGACGGAGGTTTACATTGTATTACTTCTGATATATCAAGAGAAGGGGAACAAAAAAGTATAAAAGAATTGAATGTATAGAGTTGTTTTTGTTGGCAGTATCAAGGAGTTGACTTCTGAATACGAAAAATATAATGATGATCTTTATGCCAGTGCACAAAACCTTGATGGATTCATTGGTATTGACAGTGAAGTGATTGAAGGTATCGAGATAACAATAAGTAAATGGAAAACTAAGAAAGATGTGATGGGATGGGCAATGGATCCACTTCATATGGAAGCAAAAAAACAAGTAAACTTATGGTATCATTGGTATAAATCCTATCATCTTGAATGTTGACAAAAAAAAACCCTACTTACGTAGGGTTAGTACATATGCACTAATAATATTAACTATTTTTAGCAATCAAATATTCTTTGAATTTTGTTTTTACATCATTAGTCCATACTGCAGCAGCAACACCTTGAATCTCTGTAGAGTATCCAGACATATCTGTGTCTACTAGTTCGTTACTCGAATTGAGTTTGCCTAACTCTACAGTTTCATGACTATAATTCAATGATATTGGTGTATCATCTTCAACTATTACAGTTGCTGTTCTAAGTTCAATGTTATTGTACGGTGATCTGATAATAATTTTATCTATTGAAGAGGCTTTTGAAAGTGCCATAGGGTAATTCCTCCAGAATTAAACATGTTTATTGACAATTATATTTATGTAGTATATACTATATGTAGTTTACATGGTACTATGATTCATCTTCGAGAAAGTCTTGTCAACAATCTCATCAAACATGCAGAAGGACAGATAGCAAAACACAAAGCAAATGTAGAAATATATTTTACATATCCCACCGGTATCGGTGAGCATCCTGATGTTATGGGTGCTATTGAAACAGAGTTGAATGAAATATCTAGATACCATGAACAAATCACAGTTCTAAAGGAGTATTTTGACGCATGAAAATCTTTTTAGATACAGCAGACACAGAATTAATAAAGAAGTATTATGGAACTGGTCTTATTGACGGTGTTACTACAAACCCTACTCTTATCCGTAAGAGTGGTAGAGACCCGGAGGATGTTTACCAAGAACTAGCAGACTATGGTGTTCGTGACATCAGCATGGAAGTTGTTGGTGATGAGAAGACTATGACAGAGGAAGGTAGAAGACTGCATAGCAAGTATGCATTTCAAAGTAAAAACCTTAGTATCAACCCTACCACAATCAAAGTTCCTCTATCACCTGATGGTCTAAGGACATGTAGATCACTCGCTCTCG